TACGTTATGCTGTACATTATATTTAATACTAGATAACGTAGATGTACATCAATAGACATGAGCGGTAAAGGAGACAGAGATAGAACCACCGACAGGGAAGCGTACGAAAAAGCGTACGATTCAATATTCAACGAAAAGACGTACAATCAATTATTTAAACCCAAAAGACCGTTTTACAACGACATCAAGAAGTACGAAAGGGCTTTTAATGTGGGCAAAAACAGCAACGAAGGTGTTTTTTCTGGGGGTAATACAGATTCGATTCAGGAGGGAACTTCTGAAGACGTGGGTGCGAATCCCACTTCCTCCACCATTGACAGTGCTGCATTTAATGCTCCTCCGATCCGTCACGGTATACGTAAAGTTATAGAGTAATTTGTAGTAATGAATATCACAAAAGGAAATAAGGTCGTACTGAAGACAACAGGAATAGGTTTTGATGGAAATAAGTAAGAATAAGCTAGCAACCATCCTAATGATTGGCGTTACTTTATTTACGTTTATAACAATTGGGTTAATCGACAGCCCAATGGCAACGGTTTTAACCCTTGGGCTAATGATTGGATCTCTTGTTTTCTTTTGGGGCCTATTCAGACTATTAGATTTGTAATGGAGCTAAAGTTCACTGGAGACAATTAAGAACTATGAAAATAAAAGAAGGCGATAAGGTGGTCATCAAGGCTCGATACGCCAATGGCAGTAAGGCCAGGCTGAACTACCCTTATCAGCCAGAGGAGATTAAAAAGATGCAAAGTGACCCTATGGTAGTGGTTAGTGTCTCAGAGGCCCCTGACAGCGTGTACGTAGACGTTAAAAGCTATCTAGGTAGGCCGATGATCCAAGAGCACGGTCATATGTGGTTTTTGGCGTCAGACTTAGATGTTGTACAATTAAGTTAAAATGAATTTTACGGAGCATCCTTTTTTAGAGTCCCCTACAGCTAAAGACATTGTTTGGCTGTACAACAACGATCTCTCGTTGCTTAAAGAGCTGCATACTGCCCATGAGAGTCGAATCAAAGCCTCTGAAGATGACCCCGTAAGGTATGGGTTCGATCTCCCTGGGTGGGAGCGTATTGAGCAAGGACTACAGAAGTACAATGAGTGCTTGGCGTTAGGAGGTAATAGATCAGGTAAAACTACTGGCTTTGCTAAGATTGTTATGAAGGCTGTGACTGAAAGCAATGACGGTCACGTAGTATGCTTCTCACAGAACGAGGACACCTCCATTAAGGTGCAGCAATCCGCCATCTGGGAGATGATGCCCAAGGAGTTCAAGAAGAAGACGAAGAGCATCGAAGGGTACATCAACTACAGTATGCAGAACGGGTTCACGGCTAAGAGCTTCATTTTCCCCGATACCCGTACTAGAGTAGATTTTAAGACGTATACGCAGTACAGCAACAACCAGACCATCTTAGAGGGCTTTGAATTCGGATTCCCTAAGCCAGTAGGCCTAAACATAGGTGCGTGGCTAGATGAGTACCTAGGGGATTCTAAGTTAGTGAACACTATCAGGTTCCGATTGGCGACGCGAGATGCTGTGATGGGCATAGGCTTCACTCCAATTGACGGTTATACTCCATTTATATCCGATTATCTGAAGAGCGCTCAAACTTTAGAAACTAAGAAGGCTAAGTTGTTAAAAGGCAGAGAGGTTCCAGTGCGGCAGTACAGTCCATCGAGGGATGCGTCTGTGGTGTACTTGCACTCTGATGAGAACCCGTTTGGTGGGTACGAGCGTATAGCAAAAGACCTTCGTGGAAGACCAGAAGAAGAGATATTAGTACGCGCTTACGGAGTACCCGTAAAAAGCATGACTTCTTTACTCCCGCTTTTTAACACTGAGGTGAACGTACTGAAGGATAAAGAGCCTAATAAGTACGGAATGCAGTTCCCTGATGTGTCTAATAAGTCCAAGTATACCGTGTACCAGGTAGTGGACCCCGCTGGAGCGAAGAACTACGTATCTATATGGGCTGCTGTAGACGATAACGACAACGTGTACATCTGCCGTGAGTGGCCAGATTGGGATACTTATGGGGAGTGGGCGGAGTTCGGGGACCCTAAATGGAAATTTGGCCCCGCTTCAAAGAAAGTGGGGCTAGGTGTAAAGGGGTACGTCGATTTATTTCAAGGGATTGAAGATGAGATAGGCATCGAGGTATTCGAGCGTATAGGTGATTCACGATTTTTCGCTAAAGAGAACGAGAACAACGAAGATTTATTTATGTCCTTCGAGGAGCACAATATGATGTTTGTGCCTTCTGACGGGCGTATGGAAGAAGTAGGCTTGTCTGCACTAGATGAGTGGTTCAATTACAACCCTAATGAGCCGATAGATTCTGCTAATCGGCCCAGATGTTACATTCACGAGAGCTGTCGCAATTTAATTGATAGCCTCATTAACTACAACTCAAAGGGGAAAATGGACGAACCCCTAAAGGATTTCTTTGACGTCATTCGTTATTTGCGAATGGCGAACGCTGGAGAAGGCCCAGTCCACGTAACAGCTCGCGATTTAGCAGTAACTCGCAGGTCTATAGGAGGATACTAATGAAAAAGAGATTAATTAAAATTGCTGAAGAAAACGATGTACAATTCAAGGAACTGATTAGCCTTTGCGCTCAAAAGCTAAGTCCTGGTATGATTACGGGATCAGGTAAAAATACATGGATTTCTGATGAGGGGCAGGAAATACTGCTTGAAGCTATAGAGTCTCCAGAGGCTACTGCAAGGCATATAAGCGCTAAGGTGATAAAGGTAGCGCCTAACAAGAAGTACGTTTATGCGTACGCACATGAAAGCGGGACTAAGATCCCTGTGCTTGTTCCTAAAAAATTTGCGGAACGATTAGTCGGGAAGCTGATTACAGTTGAAATAATTGAAGACGTTAATGGAGTTTCTTACAGATACAGAAGAGGAACAGCTTAATCGCTTAGTTCAGAATAGAAAGTTCTTATCCCAGGAGATAGATCGCTTGTTGGGATGGGAGCTTCTTAGGCTAATCTCGCTACATAATTCAGAGGGGTTGATGCAAAATAGCGAATTCTGTGATAAGATCGGAGTAAACTACTGGTACTCATACAGGGTTCTGTACAAGGTGCAAGATAAGGTTCAACAATTTTTGAAAAACTTAGAGCGGTAATGCAGAACAACGATTACTCAAAGGCAATAACGTACGTTGGCAAAAAGCCAGATATAGACGTTCTCATAAAGGCGTACCAGAGGACAACAAACGAGCTGGGGGCGTACTACGACCTTTGCCGTACCTCGTACGATGATCGACGTAACTGGTGGCCAGGGAAGAGCCGTGATCTTCGCAAGCACGGAGCAGATGCCTTTCCCTGGGAAGGAGCTTCTGACCTAGAGAGTCATGTTATTGACGAGCGTGTAACTCGTTTAGTTTCTCTGTTCATGTCTGCCCTGAATAGGGCTAATATACAGGCGTTCCCCGTAGAAGCTACAGACGTCCCTAGATCTAAGGTAGTATCGAACTTCTTGAAGTGGATGACAACCTCTGGTTACATCCCTAGGTTCAAGCAAGAAATGGAGCTTGCGGCGAACTACTTGCTTGAGCGCGGTATAATGGTTACGTACTGCGGTTGGATCATGGAAGATCGCACGTTCAAGCAAAAGATAGACCTAAGACGAATTGCTGCCGTTAGTCCTGAGCTAGCTGAAATGATAGCTAGCGGCCAGAACGACGAAATGGTAATTCAACAGATGCAATCCGCTGTTCAGGTATCTGAAGATAACGCAAGAAAGGCGCTAGAAGAACTGCGTGAAACAGGGGTAGCAGAAGTTCCTACCGTTCGAAGACAAGTAAATGCCCCAGAGGTAAAGACCCTTGGACCTGACGGCGATTTTATTTTTCCCGCTTATGTGACAGACCCACAACGCGCGCCGTACTGTTTTTGGCGCACGTATTACACTGCACAAGAGTTGCAGAATAAGGTAAGTACAGATGGCTGGGATGAAAATTTCGTGGAGCACGTGATCGAAAACTTCTCTGGCGTAAACATAAATTCCTTGGAGAGGGAGCAGGAGGGAAGGCGAAGCATATCATCAACTGATAGTGCTTATGAGGCTGAGGAACTGATTGAGATCATACATGGTTACCAGAGATTGATAGACGAGGATGATAAGTCCGAGGGTATCTACGAGACCGTGTTTCACGAATCTTTTTCGGGGGGCAAAGGATTGGGCATACAATCGTACGCTAAGTTCGACCTTCTAAACGGGTACGAGGACTACCCTGTAGTCGTTACTCGGTTCAGCGAGGACACAAAGCGTCTATACGACGCAATGACCGTTCCATCGCTTCTGAGAGGCATCCAGAACCAGGTTAAGGTAGAGCGCGACTCTCGGATAGACAGCAACTCGCTATCTACCCTACCAGCCGTAACTCATCCAAAGGGAAGAAAGCCAGAAGAGATTGGTCCTGGTCGCTTTATCCCAGAGGTTCGTCCTGGAGAAATTAGTTTTATGAAAGGACCAGGGTTTAACCCTGGATCTATAGAAATGGAGAACAATCTTCAGGCACAAGCTGACCGTATAGTTGGACTCGATGAAGAATCTCCGCTTAGTGGAGTGCGCAGGCAATTCCTAGTTGACAAATACTTGCAGCACATCGCTCAAGTTATTACTACTTGTTACAAAAATTTTCAACGCTTTGGTCCTAACGAAATATTTTTCAACGTAACGGGAGTTCCCGATCCCCAGATGTTTGATAAGGGTGATCCTAATGAGAATTACGACGTTACTATCAGTTTTGATGTCCTGAACGCTAGTTCAGAGAAACAAGAAGCTAAACTAAATCAGTTGGTTTCGCTAGTCCAGATGGACAGAAACGGATTAATTGACGTAGATAAACTACTTACGGCAGTCGCTGGAAGTATTGATCCAGTTCTGGCTAGCGGTATTCTGCGTCCCGCTCAAGAAGCGCAGGACCAGATGTTAAAGGATATTACAGATGACTTATCTAAAATTTACGCGGGGATCGAAGTACCAGCGCGTCCTAACGGTGCTCAAGCTGCTTTGCAAATTATTCAAAGCTATGTGCAACAGCCAGATATTGGAAAACGGCTTCAAGAAGATGAAGCTTTTGCCCAGCGTCTACAAAAGTACAATGCGCAGTACCAGTTCGTTATACAACAAGCTCAAAACGCGCAAATAGGCCGAGTAGGTACTGCACCAGCTCAAATGGGCGAGGTACAAACTCAAGGGATGCAGCAGTAATGCCTGATAATCAAAGCACATCGGAGTTCGCTGACGAACGAGCCTTAAATGCCCGATTAGATTCTATCTTGAAATCTATGGATGGGAAACAAGTTTTTCCGACAAAGCATCCTATGGCTGGAGAATCAAACGTAGTTACAACTACTGTTTCTTTTGATGGAAAACATTTTATTCTTCCATCTATGGTTGGAGGTGAAAACTTAATGGAAGGCAACGAATTTATTAACGTAGCCAGAAAAAAGGGTTTAAAGAATTATCCTGCATTTGATGATCCTAAAATTGCTAGTGCTGTTAGTAAGCTTATGCACGGAGGCGTTCTTGAGGATGGAACATTCTCCTACGAACTTGCTAAGAAAAAACTTTAATATGGCAGACAATCTAAGCAGAAGCGATCTTGCTCGCCAAAGAACAAAGGCTAAGTATAATCAAGAAATATACGATCTAATTGCCTTGCATGAGTCCATAGAGCCTAAAGTATACCCTGACAGTAAGGGGAATCGTACTATAGGAATAGGGTTCAACTTAGAGGAACCCTCTAACCGCAAAAAAGCAGAAGCTTTAGGTTTTAACGTCCAGGATATGCTTTCTGGTAAAAAAATTCTTTCTCAGAAAGAAATAAAGATTCTGTACAATGAATCCGTTAAACAAGCTTCTGATGACGCTAATAAGTACTTGCCTAAAGCAGGTAGACAACCACCTGTAGTCCAAAAAGTTTTAATAGATATGTCGTTTAACATGGGTTTAACCAAGTTAAATGGATTTACAGAAATGAGAAAAGCGTTGTTAAAAGGTGACTACAATAAAGCTGCTGATGAAATGATAGATAGCAAATGGTATCGTCAGGTGGGGGATAGATCTAAAAGATTGGTCGATATGATGCGATCCGCAGCTCAATAAATAACTTTGGATAACAACGTAAAATTTTTATCGAAGTACGAGCACTTTGCTCGTTTTATAAAAGATATAAAGGATCGAAGAGAGTCTAGTATATCTAGGCTAAGATCCGCTTCACAAGAAGAAGTAATGCAGATTTCTGGAGAGATTTCTGCGTACGATGATATACTTCAGGACTCCGATTCAGATAATTTATTAAAAAAATGGTCTGAGCATGTCTAACATGTAAGTTTCCGTGCTATAATCACGCCCTCGCCATCGCTAGGCGTAATAGCGGAAACAGCATATACACATGAGTGAAGTTATCGAGGCGGTCGCTGATGCCTCTCAAGATACAGCGGAAAATACTAATATATCCGCGTCTGAGTTCGAGCTTAGACGTGCCAGACAGATGGAGGATTTAGTTCCTTCGGAGTCTGAACCAGAGGCCGAAGATGCGTCTATTTCAGAAGATATTGAGACTGAGTCCCAATCTAATGAAGAAGAGGTTTCCGAGGGTAATGAAGATGTTCTTTCAAATATCGACTTAGAAAATCTTTCTGAGGAGCAGATTAAACACCTTTCTGAGGCTCTTTCTAGCCGAGCTGTTGGCCGTTTTGGCAAACTAACAGCTAGGGCTAAAGCTGCCGAGGAGAAGGCTCAAACACTTGAGGAAAGTTTAAAGGCTCAACAGGAGGAAGTTCTATCTTCTAAATCTGAAATTGTTGATAACCCGTACTCTGACTTGAATTCCATGAAGGATATTCAGGACAAGGCGAAGGAAATCAATGATGTTATTGATTGGGCAGAAGAAATCTTGTTCGACTCTGATGACTACAGTCCACACGACACAGTTACAGAGGCTGATGGGAAATCCATGACTAAAGCTGAGGTGCGTGAAGCTCTTAAGCAAGCAAGGAAATCCAGAGACAAGTTTTTACCTGACCAATTTCAGAAGGTGAAGAAGACGGAAAACGCTGTAGCGTTACGCCAAGAATATGGTCAAAAAGCTTTAAAGCAATTTAAGTGGTTAGGCGACAAAGATAGTGATCAAACTAAACAGTTTGTGAAACTAGCGAGTCAGCCTGCTCTGCAAAAAGCTTACGAACAAAGCCCTGACCTTAGTTGGCAACTCCCATATCTATTAGCTCATTCAGTTGATAGTATGTTTGGAGGTAACGCTAAAAAATCTGCAAAAAATGGAGAACAAGCGTTTAAACCGTTTCCACCTAAAAGCCCTTCATTGGGCGGTGCTAAGTCCGATAAGTCAGAAAGCAACTCTTCAAAAGCCCTAAAGGATCTTTCGTCTAGGTTCAAAGAGTCTGGAAATAAAGATGACTTCCAAAAACTGCGAGAAGCGCGATGGTCGCGCAATCTCGCCTAACCTGAATACATAAAATGTCACTATCAAATACATACGATACAACTAGTCCAGGTTCGGCTGCTTCCAATAGAGAAGATCTTAGCGATGTGCTAACAATCTTGGCTCCTGAAGAAACGCCCGTCCTGTCCTCATTACCAAAAACTCGTGCATCTGGCACGATTCACGAATGGACTGTAGACGCTCTTTCCTCTCCCAGAACTACTGGGATTGCTGAGGGAGCTGACGTTACCACTTTCACTGACCAGTTCAGTGGCCGCGCGCGTCTTGCAAATAACACCCAAATGTTCCGTAGGGACTACATGGTTAGCAACCTCCAAGAGGCCGTTGATTCTGTTGGACCTGCTAAAGTCGCTCAAGCTGAGGCTAAGGCGGTTCGTGAACTAAAGCGTGATATTGAAGCTACTTTGCTTTCAAACAACGATCTAGACACCGAAGACGGAGCTGGTTCTGTTTACAAGCTACGTGGCCTCGGCGATTGGATTGACTCCGCTGGACCTGCTGCGGTTCCTGCTGGATTCCGCACACCTGCTGGCAGCATTCATGCTACTGGTGCGTTCACGGAAACTGCGATGAACAACATCATCACTTCCATCTATCGAGTTAGTGGAAACACGAACTCTTTGACGTTGGTTGCTGATACAGCCCTTCGCCGCATCATCAGCGACTTCGCTCGCACTGGTGTAGACGGAAGCGCTACGAACGAAGGTGTTCGTACCGTTAATTACAACGGTGAATCTGCTAAGATTAAGCTCTCTGTTGAGCTTTATCAGTCTGACCACGGAATTGTATCTGTTGTCAACATGAACCCTGATTGCGCTCCTGATACTGCTGCTAAGGATACTGGCTATTTTGTCAATCCTGAGTACGCTGGTATTGCAGAGCTAATCCCAATGGGCAGTTCTCGTCTACCTAATCAAGGTGGCGGCGAACGTGGATACGTTGATTGCGCGCTTACGCTCGCAGTTTACCATCCTGGTGCTCATGGTAAAATCACCGCAATCGCATAAGGAGATAAACTATTATGGCTATTGAATTAAAAAAAGTACGAAACATTGAAACCCTAGCATTGGGATTCAATTATGAAGCTTCAATCGACTTGTCTACGCTTGGCACAACCGCTGGTTCAGCGACTGCTGTTGACATTCAGGTTGGTGAAGCTGCTATGGCTGGCGGTATCTTCGGAGCTGCAATTATTGTTGACGAGCTTGTCGTCGGAACCAGCATCACGGATGCCGTTATCGCTATCGGCGATAATGATGATCCTGATGGTTTCGTTGACGACGTTGACGTTTTCAGCGATAGCGGAAACCTGGGCAAGATCTTCGCTAATACTGGCGCGCTTGCTGTTGCAGGTTTTCACCTCGCTAGTGCTGTTGATCTCACCTACACCTTCACGGGTGAAGGACCAGATGTAGCTACTGAAGGGAAGATTCGTCTTCTAATGAAGTACTACCCTACCGCAGGACAGTTATTCGCATCATAATTAATTAATTAATTATTTGAAGGGGGAGGTCGGCTTTAACTGGCCTCCCTTTTTTGTTTATGAATATCATTACATCTCTTCCACGATATAGCGACGGAGAAATAAATCGAGCGTTCATGCGTGAGATTAGAACTGGGTTGAAGTTCGAAAAAGAAACCGAAAAAGCTCGAACAGATATTGCTAGGGAGGAGGCTGCGGAACTTAAAGGCAAAGAACATCCTGTTCTAGGAAAGCCAGTGGCAGTTATGCCACCCAGAGAGTTCTTCAGGCTAACAAAGAAGTACGGACATGACACCGTGCATTCTAAAGAATTTATACAAGATTACAACAAGAGGTTCAAAGATCTCTCACCCAATAACGCGTAATGCAGGATAAAGCTAATAAAGACTTGTATGATCTAATATCCGCCCTGTCGGGTACATCTGATTTTACCACTGCTGAAAATGCTCATCTATTAGCTTTAGCAAACAGGCGGATGTACGAAGCGTACAACCGCACTCCGTACTGGGCCAGGTATTTAATATCTGCTGAACCACGTACTATACAGAACCAAATATGTCCATTTACCCAAGACGGGTACTACCTGTTTGGCGCAGGAACTGATGGAGTTAATGGGCTATACAAGCTAAACGGAGCAGCGAACGGTCAATCGGCGTACACGTACTACGACACCACTGATATATCTGCCACGGCTATAGAGAACGGAACAGCGTACCAAATCGAGTACTCTGGTTCCTCAGATTTTACTTCGGTTGGTGCAGCAAACAATAACCCTGGAACCATTTTTACAGCATCAGCCTCCACTACTGGAACGGGCAAGGTCAAAACTGCAGCATTCAGCCTAATTAGGAATAGCGGAAATAGTTGGATAATAGAAGGATTTCCTAACGCTACCGAAGCTGCGTACTACTTCCTAAGCTCAACAAGCATAACAGAAACAGGTTGGAATATTGGAGCATCTCCGTTAGCCAAGGCAAATGTCCCACGGGTTAGAGACTTGAGCGATATTGGGGAGTTTGTTCGCATTCATCGTAGCCAGGCGTTCCTAAATATGTCTTCTGTAGAGTACGAGTTCGGAGTTCAGTCCGATGGCGCGCATATTCTGAATGCTGTAAGTGCAAAGGAAAGCCAAGTTTGGGTCACTTACAAAAAACCAATTACCTTGCTGACAAGCCTAGACATTGATGGGGCTGCATCTTTGACGCAAGTACCACAAGAATTTTTTTACTACATGGCACACGCTACGTACGCTGATTTTCTACGAATGGATGGACAACACAATAAAGCTTCCTTTGAGGAACAGATTGCTGAGAACTATCTAGGCGAAGAAATGGACAACCCACAGCAAGTAGCAAACAACAACACTATAGGAAAGCGTTTTAGAACGCACGTATCCCAACAATCAAGATAAATGAATAGCTTAGTCACCAACCTATATCCTCGTCCGAATGAAACGGTTGCTGGAGAAAACCTATCCTGTGCAACAACAGGATCTGGCGTTTCTTTTGCCGCCCTTCATGGCGACACCAAATATTGCATTATAGATGTACAAGACAATAATGTTATTGTTACATTTGATGGTAGCGCTCCTACCGCATCTAATGGCCATCTCCTAGTTAAGGAAAAAGGACTCATTACCTTTAGTGCTCAAGCCGCTAGAGCTGCTAAGTTTTTGGGAGTATCAGGTGCTTCAATAGTTCACGTTTCACAATTTGTGTAATTAGCACTGAGCTGAACAAGCTTGGATTGGGAACGGCAGGATCAATACTAGCTGTATCTTTCCAGGGAGTTAGCGAGGTAATGTTTATTGTTGCTTCGAAAAGGAAGTAAGATTATGCCATACGGAAAAGGAACATACGGAAGTAAAGTCGGACGCCCATCCAAACCTGTAAAAGCTAAGGGGAAAAAAAAGAAATAATTATGAAAGCAATTGAATTTTTCAAATCACTTAATGCCAATAACAAGCAAACCATTATTATTGGATCGGCTTATCTAATAATTGGATCAATTGGGGTCATCGTTATTCTAATCAGCATAACATGATTCCAGCATTCCTAGCGCCGCTTATTGGCCCAGCAGTCAACAAGGTTCTCGATCTTATTCCGAATAAGAATGAGCGGGAGCGAGCGCGTGAATCAGTCGAGGCATCCTTCGCTGAGGGAATACTCGCGGCGGCGGCAGCTCAGACCAGCATAAACGAAGTTGAAGCACAGCATAAGAGTGTTTTCGTTTCTGGTTGGCGTCCTTGGTGCGGTTGGGTTTGTGGGTTCGCGCTCGCGTGGAACTACATCATTCAACCTATCGCAGCTTGGGTCGGCTTCCTTGCTGGTTACGACCTCTCAGGTGCTCCACGATTGGACACAAGCGAACTAACGACAATCCTGATGGGGATGCTTGGGTTAGTTGGTGCTAGATCTTACGAAAAACTAAAAGGGGTCGCCCGAAGGTCATAATGATACTAGCAGTAAAAGAATCACCAATGTGGATTAAAACAACATTAACCTCATGGCTTGGAACAGCTACAGGATTTAGCATTAGCCTTGGTCAGTTTGAGGGAGAGATCAGGGCCTGGGCTGCATTAGTTGGAGGTATTTTAATCCCTCTTACCGCATTAGCATTCCATGTTTACATAACTCTTCGTAAAAAGAAATAGTGGCTATAAATAAGAAAACTATGAAGTGTAACGTACCTCGGAGAGAAATCTCTGGAGGGAAGAAATCTGTTGTGAAAGCCTGCCAAGGTGGGAAAGAAAAGATTGTACGCTTCGGGGATTCTAACATGAGTATCAAGAAAAGTAACCCAGCACGTAAGAAAAGTTACTGTGCTAGGTCAGGCGGAATTAAGGGCAAGAGCAATAAACTATCCGCTAATTATTGGAGCAGGAAAGCTTGGGATTGTTAAATGGCTAGATACGACAGATACGGTAAACAAGATGACCGAATAGCTGAAGAACTCGATACTGGATTTACGGGGTTCAATAATCGCTTGCGTCCAGACCAGTTGCCTACAGGCGTATTAACAAAATCAAACAATGGTCGATTAGGACTAAACGGAGAGTGGCAAACGCGAAAGCCCGTTAATTTCCTAGCAGCTCCATTTCAACCAGCTCCACTCAAGGTAGGTTCTGTTAGGTTGCACAACAATGCTTGGCCTTCTATTACAGGAACTCCCTCTATTAGCAGCAATACGGTAACGATAGCTTTTGGGTCGAACGCATTTCCTTACGAAGGTCAAGCGGCTGCAAATTGGGTTGGTCAAGTAGTGAACCTTACTGGATTTGCGGGAACCAATGCAGCAGGTGCTGTCATTCCGATAGACGGTAACTACGCTATAGCATCTGCTCCAACCAATGACAGAATCACAGTGGTCATAACTGGACTCACGAATATATCTACAGTGGGTACAGCGAGGGGTCCATATTTAGATGACACCGCAATCAATGAAGTTGAAGATGCAATAGAATACAGCGATCCAAACAACAATTCGGAAAGTTATGTGTTGTGTGTTGGAACCAATAAGGCATCTATAGTAAAAACATCAGATAGTTCCACCTTAGATATAGACTACCCAATTGGAATAAGTGCAGTTGGAGGGCAGGCACTACAGGCATTTAACAAAGTATTTATTTTTAGAGATGGTGAGATTGCCTTAGAATGGGATGGTGACATATCTGGAGATCCTGAATTCACTAGAGTAGCAAACGGATCTTTTACAGAACCCTCAGACATTATAGTACCTGCTGGAAGCTTTCAAATAGTTAACCAGTTAGCAACGGTAGTATCTGAAACTGGATCACTTAGCCAAGGTACTTCTATATTTATAAAAAATGGGGTCAATGCAGGTATTGTAGACCCTGATGAAACTGGGTACGACATTAGTGGGTCTGGACTAAGACAAGCTGTTCCAAGAGATGAGCCTCCTGGAAGCTTTGATTTCGAGTTATTCGTAAAAGAAGTTTTTGTTACAGATGGCAGCCCCTTGAGCATATCTACAACCAGCCTTAGCACAACGCCTGGAGCTGCTCCCTTTGTTGGATACAACAAAGCCACGTTCACTACATCATCAGGACACGAGCTAAAGGTTGGAGATCCAATAGAAATATACGACTATCATGCTTCGGTTAATGGAAACAGGATAGTAGCCGAGATAGGTAGCACCACAACATTCTCAATTTATATATCTGGAACATTA